TAATCCAGGCATTATTTTTTCCTTCGTTTCTTTTTACCAAATCTTTTAGTAACTTGCAGCCGATAAGAAGGATCTCCGCCATACCTGCTTTTACTTACAGAGCCTTCTATTTCAATATTGCCTCTTGTATTTATGCCAGCACTAAAACTTCTTTCTTCTGGCGTTTTTCTAACTCCAATAGATCCTCTTTTTGAGCGAAGTTTCAAACCAAGCCCTTGGCTTGAGCCTCCTGTAAGCTCTACTGATCCGCCATCTTTGTACTTCTTGGCATAACCACCGCTAGAGTAACCATCATAGTCTCCTCTGCGTTTTTCGTTTCTGTAATAAGCCCTTCTTTCTGTTAATCCAGGCATTATTTACTCCTGATCTCCCGATCTTTACTGATAATAAGCAACAAAAAAATCACAATTTGCTAATGCAACATAGGCTCCTGTTCCAAAAAAACACCCATTACTGGGTATATAATGGTCAAAAGACTCATTCGCTGCTGTTCCAAACTTAAATTGAGCTATTATTTTAGTGCTGCTCGCGCTTGTACCATCGTATATGATGATCGTTGCATCTGCTGCACTTGTTTGAGCTTGGATAGATTGTATTCTGATAGACCCAAGATCCGTTGCCGAACCCGCGCCTGATCCAACATAACCCTGTAATTGTCCAGTGCTTGTTAAAGGAACAGATGCCTGTACGTTTGATCCGCCCATAACTTACTCCTTATTCAAATGGAGTAGCTAGAGTGCCATCACCATGCAAGTATGCTTCACAATGCCATACTGATGCTGAAGTTGCTACCAAACGGATTATTCCGCCAACCAACCATCCTTGTGCTGCCGTTCCCAAGTCAATAGTGTCATCGTCACTGGCATCAGGAATGAAAGTATTATTATCTTCAGCAGTCGCTGGATCAAATATATACGCAAATCCAGAGAATAAATCACTGGCATTGTCTGTATTGATCTGTCCTGCGCCTGTAAAAGTTGTGCCAACAATAAAGGTATAGTTATACCCTGCTGCGGCTGTAGGCAGTGTTACCACAATACCTGCTGCCCTGTTAAGAGTAAAAACTGTACCTGAATCGGTTGATTCTACTGATTTGGTAGCAGACGTAATGCTGCTGACATTAGAATAAGCAGAAACATAGCCCGTAGTGGTAATATTACCGCTGGTGTCAATGTCCAGATTTGTTGTGATAGCCCCTGTCGCTGCGGTTTTAGTGATTTGTTCAAAACCATTCTCCGATCTGACTGGGCCATTAAAAGTCGTGTTTGCCATAATTTTTTCTCCCGAAAAAGCCTATCGTCTTTGGCTTGTCTGCTAGGTCAGTCGATAGGTAAAGTTATCCTAGTTAGTAAGCTAGTGTTCAATATTACTTCTAAATGGGATAAAGATAAAGAAAAATTTAGGTTGATGGGGGTTGAGTAAGAAACCCCCCCATCACAGGTTCCATCAAAGCCTACGCTCCGGGACTACCGAATACTGTTCGGGGGTCAGACCACCCAAACGAGTATCTTTCTCTAGCCTTATAACGCACATTACCAGTATCAAAATCAGCTTCCATCGAGGTTCTGATTGGTGAACGGTTAAACATTTTAAAACCATTCGGACAATCAGTCTTGATGAACCATGCATCAGTGTCGGTAAGATAATGATTAACAGTATAGCCTTCTGGAATCATTCCCATGTTTCTAACTGCGTTAATATCATTATCAGCTGTACCAACTCTACCGGGCGTTTCAGTCAGCCTGTCGGCTGTGAACTGTAACTCTTTAGGAATAATAAGTTTCATTCCTTGAAGAGCTACCTTCAAACCACGCTCGTCAGTAAACGCTGCTATGTCAATCAGTGCTTGTTCCAATGAAGTTTCATTCAGGTCAGCTGCTGTTGAAAGCTCGTTACGCAAATTAGCTCCACCCACAGTTGGATGGTCTGTTGCGCAAAGTTCTTTCGTATCGCCGCCCGGATAACTACTATTGAAAGCACGATTTAACACAGAAGCCGCTTTGACTTGCTTGGTATTTGCCATACTACGAGCCAGCGCGCGAGTATATCTTGCAGACAGTCTGTCATACAAGTTATCTTCTACGGCTTCCTCAGTAATACTGAACGCCAATGCAATCGTTTCGTGAGTGTACCTTGATGTAAACGCTTCTTGCGCTTGATCAAAGGCAACTCCTGCCCCTTCTGATTTAACAGGTGCGGTATCAAAGCCCGTAAGCATTACTTCTTCCTCAAAAGCACGATCGCTAGATTCTATGTCGAAAATTTCTTCATGTTCTCTATCGTATCTATCGTACTCAAGTCCGAATAATGCATTCAAGCCCGGAAGCAATTCTTTGACTAATTGTGCTCTACTAATTGCCATTTAAATTACTCCGTTTATGTACCGGCGACTCCACCACGCATGTAATGCTCATTAATCAGAACGACTAAATTTGCATTATCTGCTGTGAGGTCTCCGTTAGAATCGTCTTGGACAACACCAACGATTTTTAGCTGAAGTGCTAACGTTGTGTTTATAGTACTAGAGTCCAGTTCCCTTGACGCAACACCAGTTGTTGTACTACCACCTATGCCGTCAGTATCAGCATTTCTGCCTATACATGTCACGGCTGAAGCACCGTCCGCCTGAACAACAAATAATTGGTTAGGATCGTCATAGATATATGCTTCTATTGCTCCACTTCCAAGTGCCGTTGTATCAGCAGGATAGTAATTCTTAAAGGTAGGAGTGCCGTCAGAAGCAACATAGTAACAGTGTGAAAACACACCGACAATATTGGCAGAACTAGCTGCCGCAGTTTCAATATAACCACCGTTGAATATGCAAATGTCACCTTGATAGATGCTTGTGTCATATCCTGAGGGATTAATATTGTACTTATTTGCTTGCTGAACAGGCCATCCGGCGCCCTTGTAGGCTCTAAGCCCAAAGGCTTTATCTACATTTGCCATTTAAACTTTCCTCTGTTCCAAGAATTAATATTCAAAACCCTCGGTTCTACGAACCGCGAGTTCCACCAATTGTTACGCGAGATTGTCTTTCAGGTCTACTGATTGACATGCTAGGATGACTTCCGTCTTTCATCAAATCGTTATCTACAGCATCCATCTGAGTTCTTGTCTTAGCGGCAAAATACTCTGATCTTTCCTCTAGGGTCTCGACTGGGAGACGACATAAAATCAATCCTCCTACCCCAATTACTCCCTCGAATTTTCCTTCCTCCACCACTGGAGTATCAAAATTAGGATGTTCATCTGCGCGAACAGGTTCCCATCCTTCACGAAGTTTAGCCATAACGTTCTTACGATCGTCAAAGCCTCTAGCTTCCATTCTAATCCAACGGTGAACATATCCTTCGGGAGGATTTGGTGCGTCCAATGCGGACGGAGGAGCCCAAGGTTTTCTCGCTTCTTTTTTCTCGCGAGTTTGGGCTTCGCGTGGTTCTCGACTTGCGTCTATTTTTTCATTTTTTTCAGCCATGTTGTTTACTCCACGTTATTCAACATATTTCGCGTACTCTTCTAAAGGCACACCCAATTTATTTGCTATTGCAACCTGTGAAGGTGTGAGTCTCACAGTTTTGCGTCCGGCTTTGGCGCTACGTTTCGCAGAAGCCACTGCCTGAACGGGTTTATTTGCTCGTGTGGTTGCTCCATCAAATTTATGAGGAAACTCATCACGAATTCTTTTATCAACCTCATCATAATACTCATCGCTGGTTGCGTCAAACCCTTCGTTAAGTAAATCTTGGTGAATTACAAAAGAAGTCATAGTCATGGCTCGATCGTTTCCGAACCAAGAATTGTCTTCTGCCCATGATTCGGCTTTAGGATCTGGGTCTGGATACCGAGCTTGAGGGTGTTGTTGAGCTTCTTGTGTGTATTGTTGAGGTGCTGTGATTTGTCCACTTTGAGCATTTCGTGCTTGATTCAAGGCCTGTACACGTTGGGCCTCTACTGCGAGAGAAGCTAGTTTTTGTTGTGCTTCTGCTTGCTTATCTACATTTGATTCTTCGTTTGCTTTTTTTAATATGTTTTTTGTTGCTTCTGTTTCGGCTGTAATTCTGTTTGCTTCGGCAATAATATAGTTTCCATCTATGTTTTGTTTTTGTTGACTAAGGCGTTTATTTTCTTCAAAAACATTTTTAGCGTATACAGTTGCTGCTTGTTCACGACGCTCTGATTCCCGCAGTCTTCCTGTTAGTTTATCAATACGTTTCTTTACATTTTTACTATATTCTTCGTGCTCGTCTTTTTGTTGTTTTTCTTCTTTTGGCGCAGCGGTTTCCAACACCGGCTTTGTAGGCTGTATTGGATCTATAGGAAGAGCTGCTTCTTCCTCTATATTAACATCTACTTCGGGACCTGAATCATCAATAGGTACAAGTTCTTCAGCAGGGTTTAAATTTAATTTATGTTTTGGCATGGCTCTTCTCCATGGTTAAAGTTGATGCAGAATTGCTTCTGGGTCTGGTACTCTAGCGATAATTTCATCATCGTTGAGTAT